ATGATGCCGTTCACAGTATCCTCCCCTCTCTGATGCGGGTCTTTTTCAGTCATGACAAGAGCTGTGAATTTGTACCGAGGGGTCCTGAAGATGTATCCGGTGCAGCGCAAGCCACCGAGCTGGTGAGTTGGTATCTGGAACAGTCGAATGCGTACAGTGTATTCGCAGACGCCATCAAAGACTGCCTGATCAAAGGGGAAGGGATCATCAAATGCTGGCATGAGACCCAGTTTGATATTCAGACAAGAGAACTGCAGGGCTTGAATGAGCTGCAGATCGGCCTGTTTGTGCAGGAGGGATACGAGGTAACAAGTTCAGAAGAGTTGGAAGATACTCCAGGGTTGTACAACGTGGTGCTGACCAGACGGATTCCAAAGGGCAAGATTCGTTTGGAGTGTCTTCCACCCGAAGAATTTCTGATCAACCGGACTGCAACCTCTTTGGATGATGCCAAGATTGTGGCACATCGACAACTCTTACGAGTCGGAGACCTGGTGGAGTTGGGCTATCCCTACGAGCAGATCATCGATTTCAAAGGATACGAGGACGATTTCAGATCCAACGAAGAGTGGAACCTCAGACACCCGAACTGGAGAGAAGAAGACGATACCGATGCAGATCCCAGCAACCGTCTAGTCCAGTACGTTGAGAGTTTTGTCAGAGTAGATGCAGACGGGGATGGAGTGCCGGAACTGCGGAGGATCTGCACAATTGGCAACGCCCATGAAATCCTGATGAACGAACCTGTCGACTCGCATCCTTTCCTCCTCATCAGAAAAGATCCGTTGCAGCACACCTGGAGAGGCATGTCTCTCTACGATGAACTTGCAGACATCCAACGGATCAAGAGTGCTGTGATGCGGAACATGCTGGATTCTCTGTCTCTCAGCACCAGGCCAAGGATCTCGTATTTGGAATCTGCAGTGGACTGGGAGGACCTGGCAAATGATGAGGTGGGTGCCCTGATTCCGATGAGACAGGCAGGCGCAATCCAGATGCTGGAGATGCCCTTTGTCGGAGCAGCCGCATTCCCACTTTTGCAGTACCTGGATCAAGTCAAGGAAACCCGCACAGGCATCAGCAAGGCATCACAAGGTCTTGATGCCGAGCATCTGCAGAGCACGACTGCAATTGCTGTGTCTGCGAGTCAGAAGGCAGCACAGGCCAGACTGGAACTGATCGCACGGAACATTGCCGAGTCTGGATTCAAACCGTTGTACAAGAGATTACTGCAACTCACTTTGTTGCATATGGACCAACCAACCGTGATGAGACTGCGGGGTGAATTTGTCCCAGTCGATCCGGCAACCTTCAGTGACTACGATGTCCTGATCACCCTCCCTCTGGGACGAGGATCTGAAGAAGAAAGAAGGCAGGCACTGCTGGGACTCCTGGAGAAACAGGAGATGCTGATTGCCCAGTACGGAATGATGAATCCAATCGTTGGACCAGAGCAGTATTACCAGACATTGCAGAGACTCTTTGCAGACCAGGGATTAGGTGCAGAAGCAGGCAGTTACCTCCGTCCTCCACAGCAGATGCAGGCACTCTTGCAACAGCAAATGCAACAGGTGATGCAGCAACAGAACGAACCTCCACAACCCTCACCAGAAGAGATGCTCGCCCAGGCTGAGATCCAGAGAAAACAGATCGAGATCACCCATAGGCAAGAGGAGATGAAGAGAGAGGATGACCGCAAACGGGATGAGATGGAAGCAGAACTCTTCATCAAACTCAAGGAACTCTCCTTCAAGTACGGACAACCCATTGATGCCTCACCACTGCTGGATGCCCTGACCCGCAACCGTGAGCTGGAGAGAGTGGACCAAGTGAGACAACAGCAACTCTATGAACAACAGTTCCAGCAGCAAACCCCACCAGGACAGATGCCAGCATGAGACCTAGACGGTACGGTTCCAGAGGCAGCACGATTGCCACAAATGATGATTATGGCAAGCGACTGATGGGACTGCTGGACTCTTTGACGATGTTCAGCCCAATCAAGCCTGCTGCCGAATCCTTACTGTATGCCGAGGATTATCCGGTTGCACCGTTTGCGACTCCAGAGGATCGGTTTGACAATCTGATGGAAGACCCAAAGTACCAGGGGCTGCTGACCGATGCAGGGATGGCAGGACAGGGATTGCCCACTGCAGCAATTGGGTCAGTGAAGTTCAATAAATTAATCCCTGAAATGCAAACGATGAATTATAGGGATCTGCCAATATTTAATCCTAAAGAACATATTGGGAAAAAGATTGCTCCAATTGAAGCAGACTTGACTGCAGGCAGTCGGATGTACACAGGGATAGATAGTTCTCGGATACCTGAAGGAGAACCACTATTAGGAGGTGGTGAGTATGTTGTTCAAACTGGTAGGGTTGCAAAGTTTGATGACTTGAGTCCTGATAAAAAAAGAAGAATAGCAGATGCCAGAAGAGGAGAGGGTGGAGTTAGTGCGTATCCTGGGTTTTCTGAATATCCTCAAAGAGACCCTGAAGCAATTTGGGCAGCAAAAAAAGATGACTTAGCTACTGGTGAAAGAGTACAGGCAGATTATGTGACAGTACACGGGATGCTACCTTCTAGTCATCAGTCAAATCAATCAGTGATGAACGCAACCCTGAAAACAATTGCCCAATACGTCAAAGACAAACGGTTAAGCAAAGAAAATGTTGATCAGTTGGATACACTAATTAAGAGCGCAGTTCCTAGTTTTCCAGGGCTAAGAAAAACAAAATCTTATAGTGAAACAGATGCAATGAGTTTCACTGATAGAGCAAAAATCTTAGAAGTCCTGCAGTCAGCAAAAGCAGAACAGTTAGGGTCTCCTGCAGAAAAAATTGTCCGTGAAATTCTTAGTGATGAATTTGCAGGCGTTCAACGTCAAGAAGCATTATTAGCATTAAAACCTTACCGAGATGCAGAGGGCAGGTTGATCCCTTTAGAAATGGGATCTGAAATTCCTGGCGTTCATCCATCATACACAAAAGCATTTGCTGGAGAAGTTCTAGGAAGATATGCATCACCACTAAGGCCCGAATCTGTCTATCCTGATTTTTATGCAGAGAAAGTTGCAGCAGGCAAACTTGCAGGCGCACCCCGTGGTTTCCAGTTAGGCAAGCCAATGCAAGAAATCACAAAAGAGTATGCAGAAAACCAACGGGCTACTCCGTATAATTTTATTCAATCAGCTAGACAAGCACAGTTAGGGACAGATGCAGGACTAGGACGTTTCCATGTGATGTCACAAGCTGCAGCAAAAGGCGTTGTTCCGTTTTTAAGAGAATTACGACTATCCCCTGCGGCTCCAACACTGACTCAGTATACAGAAAAAGAAATGAACGACATGCTGAAGTCAGGCAAAATGATTTTATTTGGATTAGGTAAAGATCCAAGCAAAACAGGCAGAGGATTTGAGGGCAGTATCGGGTTTGGATTGAAACGAGATACGAACTATCTCAATGAGTATCCAATAAGAAAAAAAGATTATCGATCAGGATTCGGTCCTGATAGTTTTAAAAATGATGATGTTGCAATCGTCAGTGTTTTTAACAATGAACTTGGGGCAAAGGGAATTGCAGGTCCTGGCACAATGTTGGAAGCACTACGGCAAGGTGGGAATGTTCTTGATGCGTTTGCAGTTCCTACAGCAAAAGATCCTATTGGATTTTTGCCTAAAGTATACAGCAAATTTGGTTTTGAAGTTGTTGCCGAAATCCCGTTTAGCAAGAAATATTACATTGAGGAAAAAGGGAAATTAGCGTATGCTGATCTGTTAGAATATTGGCGTTCAACAGGATGGGACCCATCTTATGGAATGCCTAAAATTATGGTGATGAAATACACCGGAGATTCAGATGTCAGATCAAACCCAGTACGAAGATTTTTTGACCAGGGCGGGTTTGCTACTAGGGCTGGACAAGACCCCTCCTACACCACAGCAGTGGAAGGTGCTTACCGACGATTTGTACCAACTGTTGGAAACACGGTCACCGGACCAAATAACCGACCAGATGATCCAAGGATCTTGGGAAGTAACAACCCACCTATTTCCCGTGGACGGTTCTCTGCGTTATTAGACGAAGTCAGTTCTCTCTCTCCTACAGATGCCTACAATCTGAACATCCCAATGAGTGATGTTCAGAATCTCCGCTCCCTTCTTTTTGATCCTTAGAAAGTAATCGAAATTATACGGATTATTATGCCCAACCCCCTCCGATTCAAACCCTGTCCAACCTGCCCAGCACCGAAGGTCTGTGCAAAGTTGGGACGATGTATTAAACAGCAAAGGAAGTGATGACAGACCCTACGATACGCATAGGTGATGCGGCAAAGAAGATCCTGCAGGAAGATGCAGTCCGTCAAGCCTTTGACGATCTGAAGACCTCGCTAGTCCAGCAATGGATTTCCGGTAAGACTCCAGAGGATCGAGAGTCCTGTTGGTATGCCTACCATGCCGCAACCAATTTGCAGAACGAACTGAACGCCCAGGTCCAGCGGAGTATCCGCAGGAAAAAACAAACCTCTAAAGGAGACGAATAAGAATGAGCGAATATGCGGATTCCGTAAATGTCCCAGCAGAGACAGACGGAGCACCCCAAACTCCCGATATGATTGTGGCGGATAAATTTGATGATCTCCTTGGAACACGTCCTCAAGAGCAGACCGAGGAAGTTGACGAACCCATTGATGAGTACGACGACGATGTACAAGACGAAGAAGAAGAACAAGAAGAAGTAGAGGCCCAGGCAGATCCTAATCTTTACAAGGTGGTGATCGACGGAGAGGAAGTAGAAGTCTCCCTCGATGAGCTGCAGAAGGGGTACAGCAGACAATCAGATTATACCCGCAAGACCCAGCAACTCGCACAGCAACGCAAAGAAGCAGAGGCACTGCAACAAGATTACGGACAGAGGGTCCAGCGACTCAATCAGTTTGCTCAGAATCTCCAGCAGCAACCGGACATCCCAGAGCCGCAATGGACTGCAGATCCGCAAGCCTGGGAACGATTAAGACACGAGGATCCAGTTCAGTTTGTGCTGGAGAAGGATGCAGCACGGGACAGACAGCTCGCACGACAGGAACGTGCCCAGCAGATGCAGTACCTGCAGAGTGAACAACAGCAGTTGCAACAACAACAGTTTGCCCAGCATCTTGAAACCGAACGACAGAACCTGCTGGAGTTGATCCCCGCATGGACTGATAAAGAGACCGCAAAGACCGAGAAGGCCGAGATCCGTAAGTTTGCTCAAGAGAAATTTGGTCTGACTGAGCAAGACCTCTCAGCAGCATACGACTCACGCCTTGTCGCAATTTTATATTCCGCCTGGCAAGCGAACACTACAACCTCGCAAGCCAAGAAA